GATCCTATTAAGAAAAATAAAGGACTCGATATTTACGATGAGCCAAAAGAAGACCGAAGTTACTTCATTACAGTTGATGTAGCAAGAGGAACAGAGAATGATTATTCGGCATTTGTTATTTTTGATATTACAGAATTTCCTTGGAGAATTGTTGGCAAATATAAAAACAATCAAATTAAACCAATGCTCTTCCCAAGCATTATTAATGAAGTGGCAAATGCATATAATAAATCATATGTTCTTGTTGAAATAAATGACATTGGAGAACAAGTATCAAATATTCTACATTTTGATTTGGAATATGATAATGTTTTGATGTGTGCTATGCGTGGTAGAGCAGGACAAATCGTTGGTCAAGGATTCTCTGGCAGCAAATCTCAACTTGGAATTAAAATGTCCAAGACTGTTAAAAAAATTGGATGTTCCAATTTAAAAACTTTGATTGAAGATGATAAATTAATTTTTAGTGATTATGATATTATTTCAGAACTTACCACATTCATTCAAAGAAATCAATCATTTGAAGCTGAACAGGGAGCAAATGATGATTTGGCAATGTGTCTTGTGATATTTGCTTGGTTAGTTGTTCAACCATATTTTAAGGAGATGACTGACAATGATGTGCGTAAAAGAATATATGATGAGCAAAAGAATCAGATTGATCAAGACATGGCACCATTTGGTTTTATTTTAGATGGATTGGATGATGATATTGTCATTGTAGATAAACATACTGGGGATAGATGGGTATCTGCTAAACCAAATGATTGGAATGTAGATGAATATGGAGATCGCAGTTATATGTGGGACTATGTTTAAATAGATTAATTTATAAATATCTTTTAGAGCAATGATGATTCATCAGAGGGATTAAAATGCCTACAGGGTTAGTATCGCCTGGAACAAAGGTTAGAGAAGTTGATTTAACGCAAGGACGCATTGATAGTGTAACTACTACCACAGGAGCTATCGTAGCGCCCTTTGCAAGGGGTCCAGTAGAAGAACCTACACTTATTGATAGTGAGCAAAAATTAATTGATATTTTTGGGAAACCATCAGAAAATGATAATCAATATGAGTATTGGTTATCTGCATCAAACTATTTGACTTATGGTGGAATTTTACAAGTAGTTAGAGTTGACGATGGTAACTTAAACAATGCCAACGTTGGTATTGCTGCAACATCAGTAACTTTATCAATAAAAAATTATGATGATTACCAAAGTAATTATACTACTGCCGGTACTTGGTATTGGGCAGCAAAAGATCCTGGGTCTTGGGCCAACGGAATTAAAGTTTGTGTAGTTGACTCATTAGCAGATCAGATTATTAGTGGAGTTAACACCGCCAACGCTAATATTGTAGTAGGAGCTGCAATCACTCAAGCAAATACTACTGTTGTTGCAGGAGTAGGAACAACATCAGTACTTACCGGATTTCTAAAAGGAATTGTTACTGAAATAGGCGAATCTAATGTATCAGTAAAAGTTGTAAGTCAAGTATCATCGGGGAATACAGAAACTGCAGTTACTTATTCAGAAAATGGTGCGTATGCATTTACTGTAAATACTTTAAATATTGGATCCACTGTATTTCCAGCTGTTAATTTCTTAATAACTACTATTAGCAATACTGTTGCTATTGGTTCTACCATTATTTTTGTTACCAGCACCAGCGGAGTTTCCGTAGGAAGTTCAATCAGTGTTGTTGGTCCTGGAACAATGACAACACGACCTGTGGTATCTGTTGGAGCTACTTTTGTACAAATCGGAGCAGCATCTACTGTTGGTTCTGTTCTTGGTATTGGTACAGCGGTTACCTTCAGTAGTATTGGAGTTGGATCACAATTTAGTGCAACCTCAGTAACAGATTGGTATAATGAGCAATCTTTAAACTTAGTAAACTCAAACCTCTTCTGGAAAGAAGTTGCTGACAAACCAAAAACAAGCAATTTTGCTCGTACAAGAAGTTCGAAGAATGATGAATTTCACGTTGTTGTAGTTGATGACACTGGAACTATTTCTGGAACTCCAGGAACTATTCTTGAAAAATTTGTTGGTCTTTCAAAAGCAAAAGACGCAACATCATCAACTTCAGGACCAATCTATTATAAAGATTTTATAGCAGATAACTCAGCATACATATATGCTGGAGATTCTGAGTTAGGAAATCCAACAGGATTTAGTTCTGGCATTACGACTATAACTACTGCAGCGGGACAAGCAGGATTAAACGCTCAGGGCGTAACATTCCATGCTTCAGGAGCACAAACTTTTGCTCTCACTGGTGGCAATAACTATGTGGCAAATGATTCTGCTGATCCAAGATTCGAAACAACTTTAGGTGACTTAATTGCTGGATATGATTTATTTTCAAATAAAAGAGAATATCCAATTAATTTTCTAATTCAAGGTCCTGGATTTGGTACTAAAGAACAAACTCAAGCAAAAGCAAATAAACTGATTCAAATTGCAGAATTAAGAAAAGATTGTATCGCATGTATTTCTCCACAGAGATCTGCAGTTCTTGTTGATCCTGGTGCTGGTGGTTCATCTCCATCTCCAATTGCAAATACCTCAACTCAAACTACAAATGTAATTTCATTCTTTGATGCCCTATCTTCATCTTCATATGCAGTGTTTGATAGTGGGTATAAGTACCAGTATGATAGATTCTCTAATAAGTTTAGATACATTCCACTGAATGCTGACATTGCTGGCTGTATGGCAAGAACTGGAATCACTGATTTCACTTGGTTCTCTCCTGCTGGCATAAGAAGAGGCGTCATTAATAACGCAGTTAAACTTGCATACAATCCATCCCAAACTGAAAGAGATCTTCTTTATCCTAGAAGAATCAACCCTGTGATTTTTACACCTGGATCTGGAATTATTCTATTTGGTGATAAGACTGGACTTGCAGTAGGATCTGCATTTGATAGGATTAATGTTCGTAGACTATTCATTACCATTGAAGATTCAATTGAAAGGGCATCAAGAGCATCACTATTTGAATTTAATGATGCTCTTACCAGAACAAATTTTGTTAATATTGTTGAACCATTTCTCCGTGATGTTAAAGCAAAACGTGGAATTCAAGATTTCATCGTAATTTGCGATGAAACTAACAACACTCCAGCTGTGATTGATGCCAATGAGTTTATAGCAGACATTTATGTCAAGCCTGCTCGTAGTATTAATTTCATTGGACTTACCTTCGTTGCTACCAGAACTGGAGTATCATTCGAAGAAGTCATTGGAAGAGTTTAAATTATAAATTAACCTATAAACATCGGAGAACAAAATGGCATCTTTTCAACAAGTTCCAAATACTGGGGGCGAGGGTAGATTCCTCGACAACTTTAAAGGTAGATTAAGTGGGGGAGGGGTTCGCGCTAATTTATTTGAATGCGAAATTGCTTTCCCAGATATCGTTATTCCTAGTGGAGTTTCTGAGTCTACCTTGACAGATAGAATTAAATTTTTAGCAAAATCGGCAACACTCCCAGCATCAACAATTGCTCCAATTTCTGTTCCTTTTAGAGGAAGAGAACTTAAAATTGCTGGGGATAGAACATTTGATCCTTGGTCTATCACTGTAATTAATGATACGGACTTCATTGTTAGAGGTGCATTTGAAAGATGGATTAACTTTATGAGTAAAAGTTTGGACAATGCTGGTGAAGTAAATCCAGCAAATTATCAACGCGATGCCTGGGTGTATCAACTTGGACGGGCTCCAATGCAAACTGCTATTGATAGTGGGGAAACTATCCCTGTGCTTAGAGCATATCACATGTATGGATTATTCCCAACTAATGTTTCAGCAATTCCACTTTCCTATGCTGATAACAGCAGTATTGAAGAATTTACTGTAGATCTTCAAGTTCAATATTGGGAAGCATATGATGGAAGCAGAAACGTCCAAGTCCAGTAGTGATAAATAGTTAGATACTAACTATTTAAATCTTATAATATGGCTGGATTATTTGGGTTTTCTATAACTGATTCTACCCCTAAACCTAAAAAACAAATCAGTCCTGTTGCTCAATCAAATGAGGATGGGGCTGATTATTATGTTAGTAGTGGGTTTTATGGTCAGTATGTGGACATTGAAGGTGTCTACAAAAGTGAATATGACTTATTGAAAAGATATCGTGAAATGGCATTGCATCCAGAATGTGATCGTGCTATTGAGGACGTTGTTAGTGAAGCAATTGTTGCAGACCTAAATGATTCTCCAGTTCAAATTGAATTATCAAATCTTCCAATTAGTGAAGATATAAAATCAATCATCAGGAACGAGTTTCAATATATCAAAGATCTTATGGACTTTGATAAAAAATGCCATGAGATTTTTAGAAATTGGTATGTAGATGGCAGACTTTATTATCACAAGGTTATTGATCTCGATAATCCCCAAGAAGGAATAAAGGAAATTAGATATATTGACGCTATGAAAATTAGGTTCATTCGTGAACTTAAGAAGAAAGATGGATACGCATCTGCGGTTAATATTTCAAATACCTCGTCCATTAATAATATTTTTGGAAAAACAGATGCTACATCTTTTGATTTTCCTGATATTGAAGAGTATTTTGTTTATACTCCTACGTTGACTGGGTATTCTTCGTCGTCGGCAGGAAACTCTGGTGGTGGAGGTTACGGAAAAGGTGTTAAAATTGCTAAAGACGCAATTGCGTATGTAAGTTCTGGTCTTGTAGATCGAAACAAACAGAATGTTCTGTCATATTTACATAAATCAATTAAAGCACTCAATCAACTTCGTATGATTGAAGATAGTCTTGTAATTTATAGAATGTCTCGTGCTCCAGAAAGAAGAATTTTCTATATCGATGTAGGCAATCTTCCTAAAGTAAAGGCGGAACAATATCTAAAAGAAGTGATGTCTCGCTATCGTAATAAGTTAGTTTACGATGCTAGTACTGGAGAAATTCGTGATGACAAAAAGCATATGAGTATGCTTGAAGATTTCTGGTTGCCACGTAGAGAGGGTGGTCGTGGGACAGAAATCACTACACTTCCTGGGGGACAGAATCTAGGAGAACTTGCTGACGTTGAATACTTCCAAAAGAAACTATATCGTGCATTAGGAATTCCAGAATCTAGAATTGGTGCAGACAGCGGGTTTAATCTTGGAAGATCTTCAGAAATTCTTAGAGATGAAATTCAATTCTCAAGATTTGTTGGAAGATTGAGAAAAAGATTTAGTGCTCTTTTTCATGATATGCTAAGAACTCAGTTAATTCTAAAAAATATTATTACTCCCGAAGAATGGGAGCAAATGAGTGATCATATTCAATATGATTACTTGTATGATAATCATTTTGCAGAATTAAAACAAAATGAATTGTTAGGTGAAAGAATAAATCTTCTCCCATTAATGGAACCATATATTGGTAAATATTATTCTATGGATTATATTCGTAGAAATGTTTTACATCAAACAGATCAAGAAATTGTTGAAATGGATAAACGAATGGAATATGAAAAATCTATTGGTCTCATACCACCACCTGCACCAGAGATTGATACAGCAACTGGCATGACCATGGATTATGTTAAGGATACTGGATCCAAACTGATTAAGAAAACTCAATCTCAAAATGCAAAAGATCTTGAGATTGGATTAGGAAAGGGAACAAAGGATCCAGATACTGATAAATCGGGAAAAGCAACTGAGGCACCTGAGATTAAAAAAACCAAAGCAGAAAAATTATAAATAATTAAAAACTATGAATTTTATGGAAACTTCTGAATTTATTGATATGATTATGTCGGATGCATCACCTAATGATCTTTCAAACAATATTAAACAAATGTTGTTTGATAAATCTGTGAGTATGATTGATGAAATCCGCCCCTATGTTGCGGCACAAATGTTTGACCCATCACAACTAGAGGTAGACGAAGAGTAATGGCACATAAAACAGTAGGAACAGGAACTACGGTTGCAATTTTAGCAGGGGCTGGATCAACATCTATTCCCATTTCATTACAAACTGGATTTTTAAGAATTGCAACCTCAGTTGCATCTCATGTTGGAATTGCATCTACAGCAACTGCAACAGCATCCAGAAATGATTATTTTGTTCCGACATCTGATGTTGCAATTTTAAAAGACAGAGTTGCATCAAATCAAGTGAGTGCTGCAACCACAGGCGCATCAACTGTTTATACTTTCAGTGGAAACGCTGGAAATCCATTTCTCGTTGGTGATTTTGTAACAGTTACTGGATCTTCGGTTGCTAATTATAACTGTAGTCACAAATTGATTACGACATTAAATGCAACTCCAGGTTCAGAATCAATTACAGTTTCATTCGATACTTCTGCAGCTGCAGCGTTTACTGGAAATGCTGATGCAAGAAGATCTGTGGTAGTTAATACTTTTGGAAATTCATCTGGTTATGCACAAATTTCACAAGTTCAAATCACCTCCCAGGCATAATCATGAAACTAATCACAGAACAGATTGAATCTATTAAAGTAATTAAGGAAGAAAAAAACGGTAAAACTAATTTGTATATTACTGGACCATTTCTTCAAGCTGAAGTTACAAATAGAAATGGTCGTTGTTATCCCTTTCCAATTTTAGAAAGAGAAGTTAAAAAGTATACTGATAAGTATATAACCTGTGGTAGAGCATTGGGAGAGTTGGGTCATCCAGATGGACCTACTGTAAATTTGGATCGCGTGTCTCATATGATTACAAGTTTAAAATCTGAGGGCAATAACTTCATTGGTAAAGCAAAAATTCTTGATACCCCAATGGGAAATATTGCTAAATCTCTTCTTGACGAGGGAGTAAAACTTGGCGTTTCATCTAGAGGTGTCGGATCTCTTATTGAACGCAATGGTGTTAAATACGTTGGTGATGACTTTATGTTATCCACAGCTGCTGATATTGTATCAGATCCTTCTGCCCCTGATGCCTTTGTACAAGGTATTATGGAAGGGAAGGAATGGGTTTGGCAAAACGGAAGACTTGCTGAACAAACTTTAAATGGACTTCTAACAATGAAAATGAGTCCAGATAAAAAATTAAATGAACAAAAACTTTTGGGACTGTTCAATAACTATCTAAGAAATCTTTAATTTATAAATAAATAATAGAATAAAGATATAGCTAATTTTATTCGGAGAGATCTAAATGTCAACTGGTAATTTACAAGAAATGGGTGCTGCACCAATGTCTGCCTCAACTAAAGCAACTAAATCCACAAAATCGGCGGTAAATGCTACAGCACAACCTGGAGATCCGATGATGAACAGTGCGGGATTTGTTTCCGCTACTCCAGGACAATCTATCACTGATCTTGGTGGCCCAACACCAGATAATTATAGATCTACCGACGATTCGGCCAAACTTGCCAATCCAAATATTGCAACTGTTAGAGATATCGTCAATGCTAAGGCAATGACAGCAGAAGAAGAAGAGTTGGAATATGAAGAGGAAATTGTAGAGGAAAGTGGAGAAGAAACCGAAGAGGATTTTGAAGAAGAGGAAGAGGAGGAAGAAATTGAATTTGATGTAGAAGAAGACGTTAAAGCACTCTTCGGAAATGAAGATCTTTCCGAAGAGTTCAAAGAAAGAGCAAAAACAGTTTTTGAGACAGCACTTAAATCAAAAGTTCAAGAAGCTGCTGGTATGATTTATGCTCGTTACGAGAAAGCCCTTGAAGAAAACGTATCAGCAATCCACTCAGAACTCATTGAAAGAGTGGATTCATATCTTGAATATGTTTCTAGTGAGTGGTTGACTGAGAACGCACTCCAAATTGAGCGCGGTCTTAAGTCAGAATTGTCCGAGTCCTTCATGACTGGACTCAAAGGACTCTTTGAAGAACATTATGTAGAAATCCCTGAAGAAAAATATAATGTACTTGAGAGCATGGTAGACAAACTTGATGAGATGGAATCGAAACTCAACGAACAGATTGAAAGAAATGTTCAGTTAACTCACAGATTAAGCGAGTCTGTATCTGAAAGCATCTTCTATGAAGTTGCTAGAGGTCTTGCAGAAACCCAAAAGGAAAAACTTGCTAATCTTGCCGAAAGTGTTGAGTTCATTAGTGAGGCAGACTATCGTGAGAAGTTGGCAGTTCTTAGAGGATCTTATTTCTCTAGAGCATCCGCAACTCAGAATAGAGTTGATGAAAATGAAATGCTCGGCACAGATGCACCAACAATGATTTCCGAATCAATGGATGCATATATTAGAGCAACTCAAAAATACTCTAATTGATTTTTAAATTATAAATTCAAACACTTTTTAACTAACGGAGAACATTCCAAATGTACAATGCAGCAAGTCTGCAAGAAAAGTGGGCACCTCTCTTAAACTGTGAAGGTCTTGATTCAATCAAAGACAATCATCGTAGAGCTGTTACCGCTATCTTGCTCGAAAACCAAGAAAGAGCACTTAGAGAAGAAAGAGGATTTCTTCAAGAAACCCCAACCATGTCGGGAGGCACTGGCGGATTTGGTGGAGGCACATATGGAACCGCTGCCGCTGCTGGCCCTGTTGCAGGTTTCGATCCCGTCTTGATCTCATTGATCAGACGTTCAATGCCACAACTTATCGCTTATGATATTTGTGGTGTCCAACCAATGACTGGTCCTACTGGACTCATTTTTGCAATGAGAACCAACTACGGAACTAACCGTAGTGGAACTGAAGGATTCTTCAACGAACCCGATTCCAGATTCTCTGGTCAAGATGATGGATTTGATATCGCTGCTAGCGATTATACCGCTCAGGCATCTGTCGGTATTGCTACCACCGCTGCACAAACTGGTTCTAACCCTGCAGTTCTTAACGATGCATCCGCTGGCACCTACAACGTAGGACAGGCAATGCCCACCTCAAATTCTGAGGCACTCGGAGACGCTGCTGGTAATATGTTCAACGAGATGAACTTCTCGATTGAGAAAGTTACCGTTGCTGCAAAATCAAGAGCACTCAAGGCTGAGTATTCGCTAGAACTCGCACAAGACCTCAAGGCAATTCATGGTCTTGATGCAGAGGCAGAACTTGCTAACATCCTCTCAACTGAAATCCTTGCGGAAATCAACAGAGAAGTTGTTCGTACAATCTATCAGATTGCTGAACCTGGCGCTCAAGCAAACGTTGCTACTGCGGGTATTTTTGACCTTGACGTTGATTCCAACGGTAGATGGTCAGTTGAGAAGTTCAAAGGACTTCTTTTCCAACTCGAAAGAGATGCCAACGCTATTGCTCAAAGAACTCGTAGAGGGAAAGGCAACACGATCATCTGTTCTGCTGACGTTGCTTCGGCACTCACCATGGCTGGTGTTCTTGATTACACCCCCGCTCTTAACATCGGGCTCAATGTCGATGATACTGGCAATACCTTTGCTGGTGTTATTAACGGCAAGTATAAGGTCTATATCGACCCATATTCGGCAAACATTTCTGCACAGCAGTATTATGTTATCGGTTTCAAAGGATCTAATCCTTATGATGCTGGTCTATTCTATTGCCCTTATGTTCCTCTTCAAATGGTTCGCGCCGTTGGTCAGGATACATTCCAACCTAAGATTGGCTTTAAAACCCGCTACGGCATGGTTGCAAACCCATTCGCAGAGGGTTCAAGAGCCGACGGTCAAGGTCTTGGTCGCCTTAAGACTAACTCCAACCGTTATTACAGAAGAGTACAAGTCAAAAATCTTATGTGAGTTTTACTCACACATTTACTGGGGGTCTCGTAAGAGATCCCTTTTTTTTATCTAAATATAATTAAACTCTAATTATGTCAGCATCACAAGTTAGCAATAGAAATTTTTTATCACCAATTGGATTTAAATTTTTATTGGCAAGATTCCCCAAAGTTGATTTTTTTTGTAATAAAGCAGGAATTCCTGGAATCAATCTTGGAGTTGCAATACAACCGACGTACTTAAAAGATATTCCTATTCCAGGAGATAAATTAGAATATTCTGATTTGACCTTAGACTTTTTAGTTGATGAAGATCTTGTTAATTATGCAGAAATTTATAATTGGTTGATTGGTCTTGGCTATCCAGAAAATGTTTCTCAATTTAACGAATTCAGATCAAAAAATGAAGTAAACCCTTCCACTGATGGAAGAAATTTATCAAATATTTACTCTGATGGTACACTTCAAATCTTAAATAGTAATTATCAACCACAGGTAAATATTCGTTTTAAAGATATGTTTCCGACGGCATTAACAGCATTGGACTTTGATGCAACTAAAAAAGATTACGATTATTTTACTGCGAGAGTTACTTTCAAATACACTATATACAATATACTTGATACTCAAAATAGAATTTATGAACCTTGAAGAAATTCAAACATTATGGGAAGAAGATTCACAAATAGATTCAGATAATTTACATTTAGAATCTTTAAAAATTCCACAACTACATGCTAAGTATTATAATATTTACAACAACATCACTCTTTTAAAAAAAAGAACGATTCAAGATTTAAATAAATTAAAAAAAGATAGACACGAATATTATAGCGGAAAAGGATCCCAAGAAGTTTATGAGAAGGAACCATTTCCATTTAAGGTTAGAGATAAAGAGTCAATGACTAGGTATATGGATTCTGATGAGGAACTTTCTAGAATTCATTTAAAGACAGCTTATCAAGATTCCATGCTTCGTTACTTAGAAGATATTATTAAATCTATTCATAATAGAACTTATCAAATCAAAAATGCTATTGAATTTATGAAATTTACTGCAGGTTATGAGTAATATTAAAATTGTAAAGAAGAATGAAGTTTTTTTAACTATAGAAGCAGAACCATATATTTGTCAAGAGCTTAGTGACAGATTTACCTTTGAAGTTCCTGGCGCTAAATTCATGCCTCAGTATAGAAGTAAATATTGGGATGGAAAAATTAGATTATTTAATCTCCCAAAAAAAGAATTGTATGTTGGTCTTTTAGATAAACTTATAAGTTTTTCTGAACAATATAACTACACATATGAGTTTTTAGATAATAAGTTTTATGGGACACCATTTGAGATTAATAAAAATATTTCATATGAAGGAGTTATTGATTATGTTAGGTCAATTTCTATACATGAACCTAGAGATTATCAATTAGATGGTATTCATGGTGCATTATATCACAATAGAAAACTTTTAATATCTCCAACTGCATCAGGTAAGTCTTTAATGATTTACGCAATTACAAGATATTATACTGAAAAAAACTTATCCACATTAATTATTGTTCCCACTACATCTTTAGTGGAGCAGATGTATAAAGATTTTGCAGACTATGGTTGGAATGTAGAAGATTATTGTCATAGAATTTATTCAGGTAAGGAAAGATATAATATAAAAGAACCAGTAATAATTACAACATGGCAATCCATTTATAAAGAACCAATCAAATGGTTTGATAATTTTGATGTTGTGATTGGAGATGAGGCTCATCAATTTAAATCTAAGTCACTTGTAGACATAATGACTAAATTATTAGACTGTAAGTATAGATTCGGGTTCACGGGTACTTTAGACGGCTCACAGACGCACAGGTGGGTCTTAGAGGGGCTGTTTGGTCCCTCATATAAAGTAACTCAAACACATAAATTAATCAATGAAGGTCATCTCTCTAAACTAGACATTAAAGTTTTATTACTAAAGCATATTGGAAAGAAATTTGAAACATATGAAGATGAAATTCAATATATTATTTCTAATGATAAGAGAAATTTATTCATTAGAAATATTACTCTTGATCTCAAAGGAAATAGTTTAGTTCTTTACAGTAGAGTAGAAACTCATGGAAGGTTGCTTTATGATCTTATAAATACTTCAAAGAATGAAGAAAGAAAAGTTTTCTTTATTCATGGTGGAGTGGACGTAGAGCAAAGAGAAAAAGTAAGAGAAATTACCGAAAAAGAAAACAATGCAATTATCATTGCTTCTTATGGTACTTTTTCTACTGGTATTAACATTCGTAATTTACATAATGTTATATTTGCTTCTCCTAGTAAATCAAGAATCAGAAATCTACAGAGTATAGGCAGAGTCCTTCGAAAAGGAGATAATAAAGTAAAAGCAGTTCTGTATGATATCGCTGATGACATTTCATTAAAATCTTCAAAAAATTATACTCTTAATCACTTGATAGAAAGAATAAAAATTTATAATGAAGAGAATTTTAATTACAGTATTATTAATGTAAACCTAACGAAGTAATATGGAAGAAGAATTTTATTCAGTATTAAAACTTACATCTGGTGAAGAATTAATTTCTAAAGTATCTCCATGTGATGAAGGAGATAGAATGATTCTCATGTTAAATCAACCTATTGTAATAAAAGATATTTTTACAAGTAAACTAGGTGTTCGTGCTTATAGTGTTGAACCCTGGATTAAACTTGTTGATGATGATATATTTTTTATTGATATGAATGCAGTCATAACAATGACTGAGGTATCAGACTTTGAAATTATTAAAATGTATAAGAGGTATGTAAAGGATACTTATAAAGGTGATGGTAGCTCAAGGATTGAGCCCTCAAAGACTATGGGTTTCATATCTACTGTAGAAGAATTCAAGAGTACCTTAGAGAATCTATATAAGTCTTAAAGTACCCTTGAAACCCCACAGTGTTATTATACACCGTTTTAGAGGTCTTGTCAACCCCCCCTTCAATGTGCTATAATTAGTAGTATGATTTGAAAAAGAACAATGCTTACAGTAATGATGAAGAGAAAGAAAAAATCAGAACATTATGTGAATAACAAGGATTTTCTTGATGCAATTATTCAACATAAAATGGCATTGACAAGTGCTAAAGAATTAGACCAGCCAAAACCCATTATTAGTAGATATATTGGTGAGTGTTTTCTTAAGATTGCCACACATCTATCATACAAACCAAACTTTGTCAATTACATGTTTAGGGAGGATATGGTTTCAGATGGAATAGAAAACTGTGTTCAATATATTAACAATTTCAATCAAGAAAAATCTACAAACCCTTTTGCATATTTTACTCAGATAGTTTACTTTGCATTTTTACGTCGTATTGCAAAAGAAAAGAAACAGCTTGAAATTAAAAATAAAATACTAGATCAGTCTGGATTCGATGAGGTTTTTGTTTCAGATGATAATGTTTTAAGCGGATCTACTTCAGAAATGAATACTATTAAAAACAACATTCAAATTAAAATGAATCATTGATATGAAAATTGCTATCATCACTGATCAGCATTTTGGAGTTAGAAAATCAGATAAAGCATTTCATAATTATTTTAAGAAATTTTATGACAATGTATTTTTTCCAACTTTAGAACAAGAAGGAATAACTCATGTCATTGACATGGGGGATACTTTTGATAATCGCAAATCCATTGATCTGTGGGCTCTTAAATGGGCAAAACAAAACTACTATAACATATTGAGTAATCTTGGAATAGAAGTTCATACCATAGTTGGAAATCATACTGCGTATTATAAAAATACCAATTCTATGAATACTGTTGATTTGCTTATGAGAGAGTATGATAATATTCAAGTATATCCGGAAATAAGTGAAGTTGAAATTGGTGGATTAAATATCTTGTTTGTTCCTTGGATTAATTCTGAAAATATTCAAGACAGTTTAAACAAAATTAAATACAGCACTTGTGAAGTTGTAATGGGGCATCTTGAGTTAAATGGGTTTCAACCATATAAGGGTCATATTATGGTTGACGGTATGGACAGTGATATCTTTAATAAGTTTAAACTAGTTTTGTCTGGACATTATCATACACAATCAAATAATGGTACAGTGTACTACCTAGGTAATCCATATCAACTTTATTGGAATGACGTAAATGATCATCGTGGATTTCATATTTTTGATACCGAAACTTTAAAATTCACTTTCATTCAAAACTCATATGAAATGTTTCAACTTGTAGAGTATAAGGATACTCCTTACCAAATGTTTGATTTCTCTCAATGTTTTGAGAAGTATGTAAAGCTTATTGTAAAGAAAAAAACCAATCCTAAACAATTTGAAAAGTTCTTTAATAAATTATCAGAATCAGAACCACATGAACTCAAAGTAATTGATGAAGTTGAAATTAAAGATCATTCAATTGAAGTTTTTGAATCTGAGGGAACTGTTGCAATTCTTGACAAATATATAGAAAATGCAGAAATTGATTTGAATAAAAATTCTCTTAAATCACTTATGCAATCAATTTACAAAGAAGCCTCGGAAGTTGAATGATGTATGTTCTAGCTTTAAAAGGAAAAACAAAGGAAGGTCTTTATTGCGTTGATAGCGAAGATGGAGATAAAGTTCTTTATATTTTTAGAAAAGAGGATGATGCAGAAAGATTTGTAGGGTTGTTAGACGCTGATGGATTTCCTGAACTATCGATTATAGAAGTTCGTGAAGATGCAACAATTGCCATTTGCGAGGCAAATAACTACACATATGTTATAATAGAAGAAGATGATTTGGTGATCCCCCCCAGTTTAAAAGATGATTGAATTTACAAAAATTAGATGGAAAAATTTTCTAAGTACAGGGGCTCAATTTACTGAGGTTGATTTTAAACAAAATTCAACCACATTAATAGTGGGTAAAAATGGTTCTGGTAAAAGCACGATTCTCGATGCTTTGACTTTTGGACTTTTTAACAAACCTTTTAGAAAAATTAATAAGCCTCAATTATTGAATTCTAGTAATGAAAAAGATTGTATTGTTGAAGTTGAATTTTCTGTAGGCTCCATTGAATGGTTAGTTCGTCGCGGAATGAAACCAAATATATTTGAGATATACAGGAATGGTACGCAACTACAACAAAGTGCTGAAATCAAGGATGATCAAAAATTTTTGGAAACAAAAGTTCTAAAATTAAATTTTAAATCTTTTACTCAAATTGTGATTCTTGGATCTAGTACTTTTGTGCCATTCATGCAATTAACTCTATCAAATCGTAGGGAAATTATTGAAGATCTTTTAGATATCAAAATCTTTTCTACTATGAATTTGATTGTTAAAGATAAGATAAAATCAATTCAAGAAGAGATTAAGAATTGCACTTATAAGAAAAATTCGATTCAAGAAAAAATTTCCATGCAGGAAAATTTTATTCACGAATTGAATGTTAAAGGTCAATCTGAAATTGAAAGAAAGAAAAATAAAATTATCGAAATTAATGGTAAAATTAAAAATGCTGAGAACAATTATACCGAACTAGTTGAAACCTCATCAAGTCTTGATGAAGAGATTGGGAAATATTCTAATGCAACAAGTAAATCTAAAAAACTGCATGATTGTCGGGGAAAACTTCAAAACAAATTAGATCGTTTAAATAAAGACCAAACATTTTTTATTGATAACGAAACCTGCCCAACTTGTAGTCAAATAATAAGTGACGATTTAAAAAATTCCAAAATTCAAGATCACACTGGTAGTATTTCTGATGTAGTTAATGCTCTTGATGAACTCAAAATTCATCTTAATGAAATTCAAAAGGAAGAAACAAAACTTATTAATCTGTCTCAAAAACAATCTGAATTAAACAAACAGATTCGAGATATTATGAATAAGGTAAAATATGATACTCAAATTATTCAAGACATCAAAGATGAAATTTTAGAGATTGAATATAACTTAGATCATAAAGTTGAGGAGACTGAAAAATTAAACATTTTTAAAATAGAAGAAACATCCATAGTTTCCACTTTAAATCATAAGGCAGAACAAATTCAGTATCATGATTTTGTATATTCTTTGTTGAAAGATAGTGGAGTTAAATCAAAAATTATTAAAAATTATCTTCCAGTCATTAATCAACAAGTAAATAGATTTCTTCAAATGATGGATTTCTATATCAATCTTACATTTGATGAGGAATTTAATGAAAAGGTCAAAACTCCAATTCATGAAAATTTTTCATATGAATCATTTAGTGAGGGAGAGAAGCAGAGAATAGATCTAGCACTTGTGTTTACTTGGAGAGAAATTGCAAGAATGAAAAATTCTGTCAACACTAATCTATTAATTTTGGATGAAGTGTTTGATAGTTCTCTTGACATTAATGGTACGGATGACTTCTTGAAAATCATTAGATTCGTAATTACTGATGCAAACATATTTGTTATTTCACATAAATCTGAAATGCACGATAAGTTTGAACATGTAATTGAATTCTCCAAAGTAAAGGGATTTAGTTACAAAAAATAAATAGTGGGGTGGACAGTTTAAAAAGTGTCACAATGACTTGCCAATTGGTGAGTCATTTTTCGTATTATATGTCCAGTTCAAACAACCGCCATGCCAATCAATCATGAAGTCAAAAGCAATCTTGCTAAATTGCTTGCCACCGAAGACCTTGTTGTAGAGCATAGGAAAGTCTCTACAGCATGTTTTAATGTTCATACTAGGGTATTGACCCTTCCTATGTGGGACAGGGCTTCTGACGCCATCTACGACCTTCTGGTGGCCCATGAGGTTGGACATGCACTATACACCCCAGAAGATTGGAATTCTAGGATTAAAATTCCTGCCCTCTTTATCAACGTGACCGAAGATGCTCGCGTTGAAAAATTAATGAAACGGCGTTATTGTGGATTGAATAAAACTTTTTATCAAGGTTATTCTGAACTTAATCAAGAAGATTTTTTCAGTGTATCTAAAAAAGATTTGACAAAATATAATCTTGCGGATCGTGCTAATCTACATTTTAAAATTGGGAATTTTGCAAGCATTCCTATTGATCGTAAAGAAATTCATATTGTTAATATGATCGCTGACGCAGAAACTTTTGAAGATGCTTTGAAAGCAGCAGAAGCTCTTTACAATTATTGTAAAGATGTTGAAAAAGAAAAAGATACCACTTTTAGTAAAACAGAATCAAAATCTACATCTTCCGATTCTGATTATCAACAATCATCTGAAACTTTTGCAGAATCCGAAGATGCAAACCCCAAAGATGCAGAACCCAAAGATTCCGAATCTGATCAAAAACAAGAAGCACCTGTATTAGATACTGTTCCAGATTCTTCTAATGAAGAACCAAAGGTCGAAACCATGGAATCTTTTAATGATGCTATTAAAGATTTGATTAGAAACGACGGTACTGAGAACGTATATGTAGAACTTCCCAAATTAAACTTGGATACTATTATCGTAAAAAATTCCAAAATTTATGAACTGTGTAGGAGTCATATGAATCAGCAAATTAAAAATTATGAACTTGGGTGTAAAGACAGTGGCACTATTCCAATTAATATACTAAATGATGTTGATCAAGAATTTAATGAATTCAAACAATCTGCACAAAAAGAAGTTAGTTATCTGATAAAAGAATTTGAATGTCGCAAAGCAGCAGATTCTTATGCCAGAGCATCCACATCAAGAACTGGAATTTTAAATACTGGAACTCTTCATACTTACAAATTCAATGAAGATATCTTTAAAAAGATTACAACTTTTGCTGATGGAAAAAATCACGGTTTGATTTTTATTCTAGACTGGAGTGGATCTATGCAATTGGTATTAAAAGATACTCTTAAGCAATTGTTTAATTTGATTTGGTTTTGTAAAAAAGTTTCAATTCCTTTTGAGGTTTATTGTTTCACAGAAGAGTGGAATAAAAAACCAATTTATCCTCAAGATCATTATACGAAAAAACCAAATTTACTTAAAGTTGATCGTGATTTTAGTCTATTAAATATTTTCACTAGTAAAAGTAAACCCCGCGATCTTGAATCTCAAATGAAAGATATATATCGTATTGCTCATAGTTTTGATAAGTACGCATGTGCATATTATTGCCATCCCAAGCTGTCATTATCTGGAACTCCACTAAATGAATCTCTAGTTGCACTACATCAAATCATTCCAAATTTCAAAAAAGATTGTGGTGTGCAAAAAATTCAATGTGTAATTTTGACTGATGGAGATGCAAGTCCTCTTTTGAGGCATGTTGAAGTTCAACGTAATTTTGAATCTGCCCCAACTATGGGAGTAAATAATATATCTTCCACTTGTGTTCTTCGAAATCGTAAAACTGGTAGGTCTTACAATCTGTTTAATAGTCATGTTATGTTTACAAATACTTTACTTCGTGATTTGAGAGATTCTTTTACTGATGTCAACTTTATTGGGATTAGAATTATAGCTTCTCGTGATGTTAGGCATTTTATCAACAATCAATCAGAAAAATTTTTTGATGCATTGATGTCTGAATGGAAAAAGGAAAAAAGTTTTTCCATCACGGAATCTGGATACCATCGTTATTTTGGTATTTCTTCTAGTGCTATTTCTTCTGATGTTGAATTTAAGGTTGAAGAAGACTCAACAAAGGCAACTATTAGAAATGCTTTTAAGAAGTCCTTGAACTCTAAAAAAATGAATAAAAAATTTCTTAATGAATTTATTAAATTGGTTGCTTAATAAATAAAAGTAGTATATAGACTATAAATTTAAAAATGAATCTCACCGAAGCGTATCTAAACATTTATACAAAACCTGAATTTGATCAGGAGTTGTATGAAAATCTTTTGACCATTTGTTTATCTGAGGAGATTTTTGACACTGTAGAAGAATGTCAATATTTTGCTGAACAATTGATTCTTGAAGATCTTTCAATTGAATTTTTAGGAGATATTGTTGAAGCATATGATCTAGATATTAGCGAATATCTAGAGGAAACCGCAGGAATTAATATTTTTGAAAGAACTAGAGCAATTATTAATGCTCTCAGTCAATCTGGAAGGGTTAAAGCAGGTTTAGAACTAGGAACTGCTTTAGGTAGAAGATCAATAGAAGGTGTTTTTAACCGAGTCAGAGGAGCTGCGGCATCAACAACAATTAGATCTGCAAGAAGAGCAAGACCTGTTGTTGAACCTCAGGGACCAGGTAGATATCTCGATATGCTTAATACAAAAAGATCTCAAAGTGGGGTTAGATCCCCAAACTCGATGACTGCGGATGCTCAGCGATTTCAACAACTAAACAGATCTGCTTCCGCTAGGGCTGGTAAGGATGCAGAGAACGCAGCTGCCGCCACCCAGGCCCAGCAAAAAGCCCGTGCTTTTGTTCCAGGAATTGGCGATGCCCTTAAATCTGCCCAACAGTTTAGTTCTAATAAAGCAGCAGCAACTCGTACTAGTGCTCGTAATAGTGCTCGCCCTGCTGCGGGTTTTGGTAAACCAGGACCATTAGAAGTGGGTATTCGATATGGAGCAGCCCCAGCGGCTGCGGGAGGTCTTGCTGCCGCTGGGTTGAACGCTGCCATGTCGCCCAAATCATCAGAAAAAAAACCAATTAAAACTGGAGTCTATAACACTAAAGATCCCGATGGAAGAATTCGTGATCGTAAAATAGTGGGACCTAAGATTGTAGGACCTAAGATTGTGGGAACTGGTAGTGTCGCTGGAGATTTTGATGCTGCATTTAAAAAAGCTAAAACATCTGGAAAAGATAAATTTGAATTTAAAGGTAAAAAATATACAACCGAATCGGTAATTGAACAAGTAGACCTCTACGACATCATCCTCTCACACCTTATTGATGAAGGTTATGCTGATACTGAGCAAGCAGCAGAAGCAATTATGGTCAATATGAGTGAGGATTGGAGGGAGAGTATTGTTGAGGCAACTTACAGACCTTCAGGATCTGCAGCACCAACTGATACACCTGTAGATACAAGAAAGGTTGTGACTCGTGCAGATCAAAAAGGAGGTACTGAGGCATATAAAAGATTACAGGCAGGAGATCCAGCATATAAGGCTGCTTCACATCTTCAAGGAGTTTAGTAAATAGACACTTTCCAAACTGTCCACTGGGGGGTTCACAGCCCCCCTTTTTTCTGTATATTGGTTCTGTTGACATTCTTCCAACACCCCCCCAAAATATTATGACTGACGACCAAATTATTGCTGATCTTAAAGCAACTTATGGTAATAAAATTACCTCTGGTGATGTTCGTGCTTACTGTGCCATGAATAATGTATCATATCAAACTGTTACTAAACGATTGGAAAATTGCAAAATCGGATACGGCAAATGGAATCTTGAAGTGACTAAAGAATCAATTGCTAAAATTGAAAATTCTTTCACTGCTCCTGCGGCGGAACCTACTCTACAACAAAATCTGATTCCAGATAAAGATAATACCTTTGTGCAGTTTGGCAATTTCAAAGATATTAAAAAAATTATTTCAAGTCGTTTATTTTACCCCACATTCATCACTGGTTTATCTGGTAATGGTAAAACGTTTAGTGTGGAACAAGCATGTGCTCAATTGAATCGGGAATTGATTCGGGTCAACATTACCATTGAAACCGATGAGGATGACTTGATTGGTGGGTTTCGTCTAATGAATGGTGAAACAGTATGGCATAACGGACCTGTAATTGAAGCACTTCAGAGGGGTGCAATTCTTTTGCTGGACGAAGTTGATCTTGCTTCCAATAAAATTCTTTGCCTTCAATCAATCTTGGAAGGTAAAGGTGTATTTCTTAAAAAAATTGGTAAGTTTGTCAAACCATCTTCTGGATTTAATGTATTCGCTACTGCAAATACTAAAGGTAAGGGTAGTGATGATGGTCGATTTATTGGCACTAATGTCCTCAATGAGGCATTCCTAGAGCGTTTCCCTGTGACGTTTGAGCAAGATTACCCTTCCTGCAAAATTGAAGTTCAGATCCTAAACAAAATTGCAGATAATTTGAATGTAGTGGATTTTGAATTTACTCAACGTCTTGCTGATTGGGCAGAAAGTATTCGTAAAACTTTCTATGATGGTGGAATTGACGAGATCATCAGCACTCGTCGCCTGGTTCATATTATTTGTGCTTTTGCAATCTTTGGTGATCGCATGAAAGCAATTGAAATGTGTGTGAATCGGTTTGATGAATCTACCAAACAATCGTTCCTACAACTTTATGCTGCCTTCGATGATAAAGTCGATATGATTACAACCAAAGAAGTAATCAGTGAGATGCAGATTGATTGAGATGGTATTCACTTGACATAAGATCAATTTACTGATAGGATATGACTAATTCTTGGAGTTTACTTTACGACACTATGTACTTGAACGGACCAGAAAACGAACAACATTTAATTACTAACTTGAAAATGAGTCAAAATCAAAATCATCTTTACAGGTACAGTGAAGATAAGATCATTAAAGATATTGAGGATTATGTGACTAGCACCTACGGAAGTCATTACTGTGGGCACAACGAAAAATATCGGGACATTCAAACCATTGATTTGATGGCAGCAAAGGAGTTAGCATCAGACTTCTGCCAAGCGAATATCATCAAATATGGTAGTCGCTATGGGGACAAAGATGGTCGCAGTAAGCGTGATTTGTTGAAAGTTATTCACTACGCTATGTTGCTTCTACACTTTGATGGGCATTATTCTCGTCAAGAAAATGGTCTAAATGAATTCAAATAGAACTAAAAATAATCATGAAACTCTCTGACAAAACTATTACAATCTTTAAGAATTTTTCTACTATCAACCAATCTATTTTGTTTCGCAAGGGAAACAAGATTACCACTATGTCGGTAATGAAAAATATTCTTGCAGAAGCAACGATTGATGAAGAATTTCCTAAAGAATTTGGAATTTATGAACTCAATCAATTTATAAATGGAATCAGTATTCATAAAGATGCAGAATTAGATTTTTCTAATGACTCTTATGTCTTGATTAAAGACGAAAATAATAACAAAACAAAATACTATTTTTCAAATCCAAATGTAATTGTAAGTCCTCCTAACAAAGAGATGCAATTACCAAGTCAAGATATCTGTTTTCAACTTGATTCTAATAAACTTCAGCAGCTGCTTAAAGCATCATCTATCTACGGGGTATCTGATCTTTGTGCAATCGGTGATGGCGAAAATATTCGTCTTGTAGTTATGGATAAAGATAACAAATCATCAAATGAATATTCTATTGATGTTGGAATTACAGATAAAGTATTCTCAATGAACTATAAAGTTGAAAATATTAAAATTATTCCAGGTAAATATGATGTCGTTATTTCTACTAAAGGTATCTCTAAATTTACAAATGTAAATATGGATATCATGTACTATATTGCACTTGAACCAGATTCTTCGTTTGTGGAAGCCTGATCTGAGTTAAGTGTGCTAGACTCGATCAATGAAATCCTCATCATTCTGAAAACCAACTTTGAACATCTTTGTGACTGATTCCTGCCCTGTTCTTTCTGCCGTGGCACTTCCTGATAAACACGTAGTTAAAATGCCCCTGGAGACCTGTCAGATGGTCTCCGTAATCTTCTCCAAGTGGTACTATGATTGGGGCACCATTCCCAAGAAGGACGGCACCCCATATAATACAGAGAAGGGTGCGTTTCGTAATCATCCATGCACTCAATGGGCGGCAAAATCCCACGAGAACCTTGCCTGGTTGATTCGGCACGGATTTGCCCTTTGTGATGAGTATCGGCACCGTTATGAAAAAGATCACGCTTGTATGAAAGGACTTGAAGTAGCAGAGAATATCTTTGCCACTAAAAGTGGAAAGGAAATTTCTATCTACAAAAATGTGGTAGAATTTACGAGGGCAATGCCAGATGAATATAAACTTGACAACAGCATTGAAACTTTTACTGCTTACAAGATGTACATTGCATCCAAACCTTGGGTTGCATCTAATTATCTTCGTATGCCAAACCGAAAACCTGAATGGATTTAATTGTGAATAAACGAAATGACTTCTTGTGGGTAGAATCTTACAGACCACAAACTATTGAGGATTGTATCCTTCCAGAAGGCATTAAAAAAACTTTTCAAAACTTTCTAAATAAAGGTGAAATTCCAAACTTGCTTCTTTGTGGTCCTGCTGGTTGTGGCAAGACTACAGTAGCAAAAGCCCTATGCAATGAACTAGGAGTAGATTTTTATGTCATTAACGGATCCGACGAAGGTAGATTCCTTGATACTGTCCGAAACAATGCGAAGAACTTCGCT